CAATTTTTACTTTCATGATTTCATATCCCTTAAGACTACTTTAAGTGTACGACCATCGTCTTGGTATAACAACTCAACACTCACTCCGTACTTAACTATAACTCTACCGGTTTCATCAATTACTTCAAATCGGTTAATAGTCTTATCGCGGATGCGACGGTCTGGTGTGGTATTATTAACCACATTAGTATAATCTTCAAGCTCTACTTTCGCAGCGTAAGCATCCTGCACAAGCGTATTATATGTGTCAAAGGCAAGAGAAAGATCCGTGTCATTCATACCATCGACGTCGATACGTTTTTGCGCAATATTAATTGCCTTTATTGAATCGTCACGCTTCTTCTGTAGTTCTTCTAATTTATTCATAATATAATATCCTTCATTTAATTTGGGGTGTATGATGGGGATCGAACCCACACTTTCAAGTTCCACAAACTTGGGCACTACCATTATGCTACACACACCATAAAGTGGTACTCTTGGAAGGAATCGAACCTTCGCAACTAAGTTTCGTAGACTAAGTGCCAGTTCCACTGGCAAGAGTTTTAAATTTTCTATATGACTTCGAAAATTGCTTTAGAGGTTTACTAAAGATGATTTCTTCAGTAGTACCTTCTTTAATATAGCCTACACACCACTGACGATTGTCAAGCATGTAAGTATGGTTAGGCACTTTGTGACCTAACGCTGCGGTATCCCACTTTGTAACTTCTTGTAAATACTGCATAATATAATATCCTTAATTGGAGGAAGATGTGGGATTCGAACCCACGGAACCTTGCGGTTCAACTCCTTAGCAGGAAGCTCCGATCGACCACTCTGGCAATCTTCCTAAATTGGTCGGAGTAGTAGGATTCGAACCTACGACCTCATCGTCCCAAACGATGCGCACTACCAAGCTGTGCTATACTCCGGTACCTAAAAGCCCCAATTAAGGGGAATGTAAAGAGGGACTTTTAGGTTTTTATTTATGAAGCAAAACGTTCATACGCATTATTAGAAGTAGTCTTATACTGCTTTCCAGTTTTGCCACACTTATAAATCCAAGGCATTTTATGTGCGCGAGAATTATACTCGACAATAGTATCACCATAGATATTCGGTGAAACAAGAGCAGCTGACTTCATCATCATTTCAGTCATATGGTCAATAGAAGTTTTAGCACCTTTAATTGTTGCTTTGATTTTGATACTGACTTCCGCATCACCAAAACTCATATTGCCAACTTCGATTTTAAGGTTGGATTTAACACCGTACTTATCCATAACTGCTTGCATTTCAGTACGTAGAGCTTTAAGGTTAGCACGATCGAATTTAGTAAATTTCATAATATATTTTCTCTTTCAAATTAAAACCAACATCATTGTTGATTCGATATAACTATTATATCACTATTCTCAGAGGTTGTACACTGTTATTTGCATTCTTTTTAGATTAAAAAGGTATAAGCTTATAACTATTACATAGTCAATGTCTCCACCGACTATGTAATAATGAAGTTCTACTTAACAATAGACTCATAAAGATCTTCGATCTCTTCTTTCTGTTGTTGAAACATCGCGAAGCTTTGCTTGTGATAGATCTTAGCCAAAGCATTAATGTGCTTCTTATCAATCTCTACCTTATCAGCTAATGCTTCAGCTGCTTCCTTTTGAAACTCTTTTTCAGCATCTTGACGAGCCATAGAGTTTGACATTTCTTTCATGCAATCAAAGACTTGTTTACGATCTGATTCACTACTCAGCATCAGCATCACCAGATTCTGTAGTTGCTTCTGTTTCTGCTGGCTTGTTTGATTCGATGAAAGCGCTGATGCGATCTCTCGCTCCACCAACTGCTGATAATTCTTCGCCACGGAAAGCTCCTCGTGTTGTTGCTACGTCAATGATTTGAATGCATGCCTGAAGGTCGTTTAATCCTAATTGAATAGGCTCTTGCGGCACTTCTGCTGCAGCTTCAGTTGCTACTTGTTCGGTCATAATTATGCTCCGTATGTTGAGTTTTTCTCTAAAGCTACCCAGTATTCTACTGGATCTTTAGTATGTTTAAAGTGTGAAATTAGCTTTTTAGTGATGGCTACATCATAGTCACCATTGATAAACTTAAAGTTACCAATATTGAATACTAGTTTGAATGCATCTTCTTCACGAGTAAGACCATCCAATTCAATCTCGAAGCTGTTAGACGTAGGATCATCCACATCAGTTACAACGATTTTGCCAGTGTTCTCGTCAGCTTCACCTGTTACGACAACGGTATTAATGCCTAACGCTGAAGCGGCTTTACGAATTGAAGCTAAGGTTTCTTGCGTCAAAGTAAATGCTATTTCTGTTGAAGGCATTACTACATCCTTCTGAGGAGAAGTCAAGATTGACGGCTCAGAGAAGAAATACTTGATTGCCTGACGATCTTGTGAGATACGTACAGACTTAAAGGTTTCATCAAAAGTAAGTTCTGGATCTTCGAACATACTCATCGCACCTAAGAACTCATGAAGATCATAGATACCAATTTGAGATGGAATGTCTTCGGCTATAGTTGCAGCAGATAATATGGTTTTAGATTCAGACATAGTCTTGATCACATTACCAGGATTCAGAACAATTTGGCTATTAATAGAAGCGAAATTCTTAAGCATACTGATGGTTTCATTTGATAACTTCATAGTTTCTCCATGATTTAAAATTTTATATAAGACTATTATATCTTGTTTTGACAGCTTTGTACACTGTTATTTTCATTTATTTTCTTGACTTTGGTCATGGGCATAGATTGCTACAAGAGTATAGTGTAGGATTTTAAATAGATCCTTCCTATGGTCTGCTACAGTTCCTTTCTTACCGAATCGATCAAGGTATTTATCAACGTTACCAAGACAGAATCCAATTCCATTACCACGATCAATGATAACTTCATTAGCTTGAAACTTGGTTTTGCCGTAGTGTTGTGAATACGTGGAGTCTACATAAGCTGTAAACTCCTTTAGTAATTCATCTTCTTTAAATTTATAGATGTTGTGTTCCTTTATACGTATGGGTATGCTTCGTTTGTGTCAGACACAGTGTTTGAAATCATTTCGCTGATAGTGCCTGCAGGATCTGAGCTTGAGATAGCGTTATCCATCATATCATCAATTGATGATGGTACAGCATAGTCTGAATCAACTTGAGCCATTAGCTTTTGCTCTGCTTCTATTTGAGCTTCAATGCTATCATCTATCATCTTATATAGATCAGCAAAGGCAGCCTTAGTATCTTCATCAAAACGGCTGATGCAAAGATCAATAGCTTTAGCACGATCTTTGAAGATAGAGAAGGTTTGTACGATGTGACACAAACGACGTGTTGAGATAATATCATCTACACCACCATCTTTGTAAGTCTTACGAATAGTGTCAGACCATTGAGTAAGACGATTTGCAAAATCTTCGTCCTTACATACAAACTTGTCCATATGCTTCATAACAATCTTCTTTTCTACTGCAAGAGATGGATATGGTTGTTCAAGCGTAATAGTGAAACGTTCAAGGAAAGCTTCATCAATAATAGTAGCAGCGATAAAGCGACCATCATCTGAACCTTGTCCTTTAGTGTTAGCAGTAGCAATAACATTAAAACCATTTGCAGGCTTGATAACCTCACCAGTTTTCTTAATCATAATAGGCTTGCCTTCAAGTACACCTTGTAGACACATGATCTTGTTAGAACCACGATCGATTTCATCAATCAGTAGTAATGCGCCAGCTTCCATAGCTTTGATAACTGGACCTTTTGCGAAAACTGTCTCACCATTAATGAGACGGAATCCACCAAGCAAATCATCTTCATCAGTTTCTGGAGTGATTTGAACTCGTACATATTGACGGCCAGTAGAAGCACAAGCTTGCTCGACCATAGTAGTCTTACCGTTACCAGACAAACCAGTAACGAATGTAGGATAAAAAGAACGAGACCTAATAACCATCTCTACGTCTTTTGAGTGTCCCCATGAGACGTAGTATTTGTCTGAAGGTGGAACATAAACTTCGCTGTTTATGATAGACTGCACTGAAGAAGCCACTGTTTGAGGTACCTCATTTTTATTAGCAGGAACAAGCTGCAGTGAAGGCGCAATTGCTGATTCCAAGTTATACACTCCACGAGCTACTTTAGGGAATGACTTAGTATAGTTATACGCTAAGTTTTCACTGACACCAAATTCAACGGCTAGTTGGATTACTTCCGAAGGCTTATACTCAACCTTGTCTGGAAAGCGTTTTGATAATTCAGTTGTTAGTATGGTTGCTGCATCAAATTTATTCATAATATAATTACTCTTAGTTAGTTTCCGTAAGCTACCATCAATGCCCACCAAGTATATTCAGTGCCTTGACCTACATTCATAAACCCTAATACGAATAGAGTTAAAAACATATATCCTAAGACATTCATACTGGTTTCGAAGATTTTGCTTAAGTTCATAATGATTCTTTCTTTATTAATTTATATAGCTATTATATCACTATATTCAATAAATGTACACACTTATTTTCACCGTTCTTAGAACATTTTGATCTAAGCTTATGCAACAAGCTTAGCAAACTGAGTAGCTAAAACCTTGTTGCCTTTCTTAGATGCGCTGTACTTCTTAAACGCAGTAGTGATTTGTGCTTTAGTTGGTATCAATGCAGTATCAACTTCTAATTCGTCAGTATTAGTTTTCCAGTTTTTAGCGTTAAGAACGAAGTACTCATCATAACCTAATGTATCCTTTTTAGAGAAGAATTTTTGGTTATTGTATAGCTTACGTGCTTTTGCAATATCACCAGTATGTTGATGCATTTTCATTGCCCACATTTGATTCTTAAAATCATTACCGCATGTAGACATAAAGAATCCAATGGTTGTTACACCTTCGATGTTACGAAGTTCACCCATTAGCATTTCACCCATATCATGCCTACCAGCACAATTGACATACTTACCATTCATCTTAACTTTGACTGCACCATAACGATTAGCAGTAGGTGCGCCTTTACCTTCAGGATGAACTTGCGATTGAATATGGAAACTATCGCCCATACCATCGGTAAGAAACACAGTATTGATTTTCTGTACGTTGTGCTTTGCTTTAAATTCTTTGATAATGTATTCAGCACAAAGAATTGTTTCATACAAAGGAGTTGCACCTAAGTCTTCGTACTGCTTACATTGAAGTGAAGATCTTCCATAATTATCAAGTTCAAATGATTGACGAATCAAGATCTCACGAGCTTCTTTATAATCTGAACGACTTAGGCTAGATGATATAGTTTCAAAAACTCCAACACGATCAGCACAGATATTGCCTGAATGGTGAGGATAGACATCATGCATATGTGAACGGCCGGTGGTAGTAAAACCATACACTGAGAAAGGTATATTGACCTTCTTGCAAAAGTCAGCTAACGTAATAGTTTGACGTATTACCTTACCAATAACGTTACACATAGAACCAGAGTAATCGCAAAACATAATCATACCATGAGATTTAGCATCTGCAAGGTTAGTTATACGAGCGAATATGTCATCATTGTATTTGTAGCTATGCAGCTTATTAACATTGATTGATCCAGAGCGTGCAGTTTGTGCACGTTGTAATCTAAACGCAGCTTTGCGCATTTCAAACTCTTTAGCCATAGTAGCTACAATAGGTTTGATTTCAATCTCAAACTTTGCCATTTGATCACGACCAAAGTCTCCACCTTTAACATTATTAAAGTCAGAATTTAATTCACGTGATGCTTTCAGTTTAGCGTATGGTACAACAATATGATTGACTTGAGCTCTGCTTAAGCCGTTAGTCATTCTTGGCTGATCACCACGTTCGTCTGCATCAATAAGTCTATGCTCATTTTCTCTGAATGCTTCATCAGTTAGAACTTGCTCAATATCATCGTACGAAGTATCTTCTTTCTCTTCACGAGTATCAGGAGTTTGCTCTTCTTCCTTGTCGCTATCACCACCACCTTGAGCAGCATCTTTAGAAGACTGTGAATCTTCTGACTGTTCATCACTTAGTGGTGAATCTTCATTACTTTCTTGAGTATCACCTTGATCTTCTGATTCTGAACTAGGTTGGTCAGGTTGGTCACTAGGTTGGTCAGCTTGAGCTTGTTGCTTTTGCTTCATGAACTCATATAATGCTTTACAAGCTTCGATCACATCATCCCAAGTTTCAACACGCATAACTTGATCAACAATTGGTTGCTCATCTATAGAGAAAGAAACATCAACTAGATCACGTAACTTTGCTTTAATATTGATCTTATCAACTAGATTTAGTTTTCTAACATCAACACCCATTAAGATGGCATCTTCATCTAGACCAAAGAAGTTTTCGTCATTCAGTACTTTATAACCACGTTTAAATGATGATACAAGTCCTGGATAGATGCGTTGCACAAGCTTTTCAATGCGAACGTCTTCAACAACGTTTACATATGAGCGTGGAATGCCTGGAATTTCTGTGGTTGATTCATGCCAACCGTCAGCTGGTGTGAATAATGCGTGACCTACTTCATGACCTACAAGAAGGTCGTATACGTCTTTGCCACGATCTTTCCACATTGGAAGACCAAGGACTCGATTTTCTACATCAAACCAAGCAGTGGTAAAGTTACCATGCTGGATTTCTATGTTTTCTTTAGCTAGTAATTTAGCTAGTGTGCTTTGTGATGTTTGCATAATGCTTAACCTCTTCATCAATTTATATAACTATTATAACATAAACCAAAGGAGAAGTACATACAATTATGCAACGTTATTAGAACAGTTTCGTCTAAGCTTATAACTATTTGATCTTAGAGAAGTTGTGTTCTTTAGTGAACTCAATCTTAGATCTGAACTTTCCATCTAATAAATCGCCTTTGTGCGATATAACGAATACGTTACTATCATCATCTAAAGTGCCAAGAATCTTCATAAGATTATCAACTCCGTCGTGATCTAAAGATGAGTCGAATGTCTCGTCTAATACCAACAAGTTAGTTGATGTAGAATTCTTCATACGTGCAATCTGTCGCCATGTAAATAGCAGAGCTAAGTCAATGCGTTGCTTTTCACCCTCTGAGAATGATGCGTAGTTAAACGTATCTCTATGGCGAGAGCGAATAGTTTCAGTAAAGTTCTCATCTAAATCGAACGCTACAAAGAAATCTAACACTTGCAAATAGCTATTTATCAATTTATTCATTACTGGAAGGTATTCCTTAACAACTTTAGTCTTAATACCTCCATCCTTAAGCATCTCACCTGCTGCATCGTTATATGAACGTTCGTCCATCATAACAAGCTTTCTCTCTGATAGTGAATCACGCTCAGTAGTATGCTCTGTTAAAGTGCTATTCGCTTGACCAAGGTCTCCGTCACGTGAGGTAAGTCCTACGATTTCAGTTTCTAATCCATTGATCTGTGTTTGCAGACGAGTGATGTCACGGTTGTTAGATGATATACCATCTTGAAGGTTTCTGATTTGCTCTGAAATCTTATTAAGATCATCTATTGCATCATCTAATTTTACGCCTTCATCACCTGCCTTTGTCATACCTTCTTGTAATTCTTTGGCACGACCTTTAGAAAATTCAAGCTTTTCAGTTCTTACTGACTGATCTATGTCTTGTGTACATGTTGGGCAAATGATATTAGTTTCATAGAACTTAGCATCCTTCACTACGCTCTTCATTTGCTGTTGAAACTGTGCTTGATATTGCATCAACGATTGCTTCTTGTTGTGTGCAGTAGACAGTCTATCTTTTAATCCATCTTGAAGCTTTTCAATATCAAGACTATATTGACCATTAGCAGTTTGCATCTCACCAATCTCAGAAACAAACAACGTCATACTATCTCTCTTAGAACGAATCTGATCATCGTTCATTTGAGTAATATCACGTATGTATTTCTTTTGAAGTGCGATCTTTTCTTTAAACAGTTCAAGATTGTAGCCGATGTCTTTTAACTGCTCTTTGATTCTTGCGCTACGTTCCTTAAGGATACCATTCATCTTAGAGAAGATGTTGATGTCTAATAGATCTTCAATCACATCACGTCTATGACCACTTGGTAGTTGCATAAAGGGAATGAATGATGAAGAGCCAAGAACTA